TCCTGCATACACATATGCACGAATCTATAAAAAAGGTGATGAACTAAAAAGACATAAAGATAGGTTTAGTTGTGAAATATCAACTACAATGAATCTTGGTGGTGATGATTGGCCAATATATTTAGAACCATCTGGAGAGGTTGGTAAAAAAGGTATAAAGGTAGATCTAAAGGCAGGAGACATGTTAGTTTATTCTGGCTGTGAATTAGAACATTGGAGAGAAAAATTTAAAGGCAAAGAATGTGTACAGGTTTTTTTACACTACAATAATAAGAAAACACCTGGATCAAAAGAAAATATGTTTGATAAAAGACCACATTTAGGTCTGCCATCATGGTTTAAAAGATAACAAAATCGTGTTATAACACACTGGCGGACTAGGATATCCACATACCACCATCCTAGTTCGCTTATAGGAGTTTTATGGGTTTAGGAATAACAGCTATAGCACAAGATGCAATATCAGCATTAGGGACACCTAATACGGTTGTAGCCGTAACAGGAGTTTCATTAGCAACAGCGGTTGGACAAGCACAAACGGATCCTGATGTAATTGCTACAGGTCAACAGTTAGCAACAGCTGTCGGCTCATCTACAACATCAGGTGCAGCTGTAGTTTTACCAACAGGAAATGTTATTACAACATCAACAGGTTCATCTACAGTTACTGCTAATGCTGTGGTGGGTGTTACTGGAATTCCTATGACTATTAATCTAGGAAATGCAATAGCTAGTATTGATAAAGATGTGGATGTAACGGGTGTCTCATTAACTTCAGCAATTGGCACACCGACTGTTTTCTTAGAAACACCAGTAGATGTAACGGGCCAAGAACTTTCATCTACAGTAGGATCACCATTAATTATCTCATGGAGTAACGTAGATCCTGAAGTAACTAACACTTGGACAGAGGTTGATATAGCAGCTTAAAGGAGTTATAATAAATTATGGCATCGACATTTTCAGCAGATTTGAAATTTGAACTTATGGCAACCGGTGAAAACGCTGGTACATGGGGGACAAAAACTAATACAAACCTTAACCTTGTTCAACAAGCAATTGCAGGTTATCAAGAAATTAATGTTGCATCATCTAATATTGATTTAGATATGAGTGATGGTACCATATCAAATGCAAGAAATATGGTTCTTAAATTTACAGGAACTCTTGCAGGAACTAGAGTTGTAACAATACCTGACTCAGTAGAAAAATTTTATGTAGTAGTAGATGGTACAACACACTCTGGAAATACATTAACATTTAAAACCTCATCTGGAACAGGCTTTACTTTAACACAGGGTAAAAGTCATTTTTGTTATTCCGACGGCACAAACTTAAATTTAATATCTGGTATACAACTTGCTAATAACACCCTTGATACAGTTCTTGATCAAGGTAATAGTTCTGACGGAACTATAAATGTAAGTAATATTACAGTTACTGCAGCTACAACTTGTAATACAATCAGAACGAGTGGTGCTGCTATTTTTGGCTCAACTGTTGCAGCTACAAATAATATAAGCACATCAGCAGGTACAGTATCTGATTCAAAAGGAGAGGTAAGACTTCTACCCGCGAATTCTCAAGGTTCAACATACTCTCTTGTCGCTGCCGATCATGGTAAATTAATTATAGCACAAAACACAATAACAGTGCCTTCAGGTGTATTTTCTGCTGGACAACAAATAAAAATATTTAATAATACAGCTTCGACAATAGCTATAAATAGATCTGGGGTAACAATGTTTTTTGCAAAAGATGGAACTAATGCAGATAGAACTCTAGGGACAAGGGGTTTAGCAACTCTTATTTGCACTGCATCAAACACTTTTGTTATAACAGGTGAAACATTAACGTAGGAGTAATCTGTGGCGTTAACAACTGTCAGAATAGTACCAGGAATAAATAAATCAGATACACCATCAGGAGCTGAGGGACAATGGATCGATAGTGATTTTGTCCGATTTAGATATGGTCAACCTGAAAAAATTGGTGGGTTTGAAGCATTAGGTGGAGCTACAATTTCAGGTCCAGCTAGAGCTCAACATACTTGGACAAGTATTGCTGGAGAAAAGTACGCTGCTTTAGGTTCATCTAAAGCTTTATATATTTATTATGAGGGAGCGTTTTATGATATTACTCCTTTAGACACGGCTATAACTGGTGCTACATTTACATCTACAAATAATTCAGCAAACGTAACTGTAAATAAAACATCTCATACTTTACAAGCAGGAGATTATATTACTTTATCATCGGTAACTGTTCCAGGAGCTACTTCAACATTAAACGGTGCAATAACAGCAGCAGCTACAACAGTAACATTAGCTGACGCATCAAGTTTTTCTACATCAGGATCAATAAGAGTAAACGATGAAATAATTACTTACTCAGGAAAATCTACAAATGATTTAACAGGATGCACAAGAGGTACAGGTGGAACAACAGCTATTGCTCATGATACTGCAACAGCTGTAAGAGAATCTACAGTGACTAGATTTAACGCAACTGATTTTACAAATAACATATTTGAAGTTCAATCAACAAGTTTAGGCACAAATAGTTTTCAAATAGTAATGCCAATTACAGAAACAGGCACAGGTATGTCTGCAGCTGGTGGTGCAACTATTAATCCTTATGTTGAAATAGGCCCTGTTGAACAAACATATGGCTATGGTTGGGGCACAGATACTTGGTCTGCAGGTAAATGGGGTGAAGCATCTACATCTACAAACGTAATACTTGACCCTGGATCATGGTCACTTGATAATTTTGGTCAACAATTAATTGCTACGATTAAAAATGGTAAGACATTTACATGGGATGCAGGAGCTGCTAATCCACTTGAAAACAGAGCAACTATTATGACAGGTGCTCCTACAGCTTCAAGAATGACCATAGTTTCAGATAGAGATAGACACGTAGTCCATTTAGGAACAGAGACTACTATTGGATCTGGCTCTTCACAGGATCCAATGTTTATTAGATTCAGTGATCAAGAGGATTTTACTACATATACACCAACATCTACTAACACAGCAGGTACTTTTAGGTTAGACACAGGTAACAAAATTGTTACGGCTATATCAGGTAAAGATTATAATTTAATATTGACTGATACCGCAGCTTATTTAATGCAGTTTGTAGGACCCCCATTTACTTTTTCTATTAGACAAGTTGGTTCTAATTGTGGGTGTATTGGTCAACACGCTGCTGCTTATGCAGATGGTAAAGTATTTTGGATGGGTCAATCGGGTGGTTTTTTTGTATTTGATGGTACGGTTAAACTATTACCATCATTGATTGAGGACTTTGTATTTACAACAACAGGGAATAACATAGGTGTAAATTATTCTTCTAATGAAATAGTTTTTGCATCTCATAATTCTTTGTTTAATGAAATAATTTGGTTTTACCCTGCTGGAACTACAGCATCAGGACCATCTACACAAAACGACCGAACGGCAGTATATAATTATGTTGAAAATACATGGGCTCCTATGACACTTGCTAGAAGCACATATGCTGATGCATCAACTTATCCTGTACCTTATGCTACAGAATATGATGCTACAGGCACTCCATCGTTTCCAACTTTACAAGGTGCAACTAATACTTTTGGAGCTACAACATATTTTGCACAAGAGGTTGGTATTAATAAAATTGATCTAAACAAAAATGCAACAGCTATTGCTGCATTTGTACAATCTGGAGATTTCGATTTGCCTACAGATGGAGATGGAACTTTTTTATTAAGGGTAAGTAGATTTTTACCAGATTTTAAAAATATACAAGGTAATGCAAAAATAACATTAGGTACAAAAGATTTTCCTGTTTCTACTAATACAACTACAACACAGTTCGATGTATCAAGCACAACATCTAAAATAGATACAAGAGTAAGAGGTAGATTAGCTAATTTGAAAATAGAAAATACATCCACTAATGAGAGTTGGAGATATGGAACTTTTAGAGCAGATGTATATCAGGATGGTAGAAGATAATGAAAAGAAGAGATCCTAAAATAGGCACAGGTAAAAAACCAAAAGGCACAGGTAGGAGATTATATACAGATGAGAATCCTAAAGATACTGTTGGAATTAAGTTTGCGACTCCTAATGATGCTCGTAAGACCGTTGCTAAGGTTAAGAAGATATCTAAACCGTTTGCAAGGAAAATACAAATATTGACTGTTGGTGAGCAAAGAGCTAAAGTTATGGGTAAATCACAAGTGGCTTCTATATTTAGAAGAGGTAAGGAGTCTATAAGACGAGGCAGAAAAAATGGCTAAGATAAATGTTTATGTACCTGAACCACCTAAAGAATATACAGAGGAAGGGTTTAGACAAATAAACCAAGCAATAGCTACAGTAGAAAATCAATTGAACACAACCTATCAACAAGACTTGAAAAATGAACAGGATGCGTTTAATTACTTTATGTCATGACAATACAATATAAAAATCAAGGTTACAAACAAGCTGATGTAAATAAAGCAACAGTTTTAACTTGTCCTGCTAATGCAACAATCATAGTGAAAGCTGTATATTGCGCAAACAATGATGCATCATCAGCTATCTTAGTACAGATGAATTTAGTTGACTCTTCTGATTCAAGTGCTGAATTTGAATTTTTTAGAGATGATGTAGCCGCCAAGACGCAAGTCAATGCAACACCTGAAGGTATAAATTTAGAAGCGGGTGATGCAATTACAGTTCAAGCAGCAACTGGTAGTAACAAAATTCAAGGTGCAATAAGTTACGCATTATTGGATAGATCACAAGAAAATGGCTAGACAAAAATTTGTAAACTTTGTACCAAGACCAAAACCTCGTAAACGTCCACGACGTCATAAAAAATCTCTTTCAAAATCTGAAAAAAGAAGTTATAAACCATACAATCGTCAAGGGAGAAGACCATGAAAATAATACCAGCAAAAGCAAAAGAAATAGTAAAAAATAAAAGAACAGGTCAAGTTTATGCTAATAAAGATGCATTCGATGCAGATGTTGCAGATCCTAACACAGAAACTACTAATGATGATTTTAGGCAAGATCTAGAAATAACAGTTGCTTCTTTGGAGGTATTTGGTAAAAACGACTAATGCAAGCTGCTGGTGGTACAGAACTACAACTTAAATTTTTATATGATCATGTTGATAATGATCTGTTAAACAAAGTACAAATAACTACTTCCGTACCAGAAAAAATACCACTACATCCTAGTAAGCCTAACATACTTTGGCAAAAAAATTCATACGATCAACCTAATATATATCCATGGTTCAAAGATAAAAGTAATCATCATAAATATGATTGGTATGTATTCAACTCTCATTGGACTTTTGA